CCAGAGTGGACTGGGACGTGTCCCAGCTCATTCACTGCAGGCAAGCTCTGGCTTTTTACCAGAAGCTCGACTTCCTGGGTGATCCCTCTCTTAAAAAGCAGAGGGCTCTCGACAGTTTTCTCGCATCCGAAGCTGCTTGTAAGGAAACAAATCGGCTCTTTCTCCTAGTTGCAGGGGGGCAATTTAACTTCTTGCCCCGCTACACGCGCATATTGTATGCAGCGCGTAGGAAAATATCCCGTATACTAGGGTCGATGCCTCAGATTGGATCCTTTAAATTCCGCTTCGGGCCTGGCTCTACGACCTCTATAAGAAAGCGGGAGGCGAACCCGCAGAGGAAGTTTTCACAAACGCCTAGGTGTAGTTACGAGCTCCTTCGTCACTGGTCTTTTCCGTCTGTTGTTCGCGAGCTTCTGCCGTGGCTTGACTGCCACCAGATCTCAGAGCGCATTGACGAGGAAGGCTACTTATGTGGCACTTATCCTTTCGTTGTATCACTGGGTAAGTTGGATTTCGTCCCTAAGAACGCAAAGACCTACCGAAGTATTGTCAGGGAACCCACTCTTAACACGCTTCTACAAGCGGGCACGGGTGATTACATGACAAGTAGGCTTTCGCGGGCAGGCATTGACATTCGCGACCAGAGCAGAAATCAAAAACTTGCTCGGGCCGGGTCAGTCACTAACCAGCTTGCTACGCTGGACCTGCACGCTGCCTCAGACTCCGTTTCCACTCAACTGGTTAAGTTTCTTTTGCCAGAAGAGTGGTTCGATTGGCTTAATGCCATTCGGAGTCACTCTGTTACCCTAAACGGTTCCAGATTTGACTTACAGAAGTTCTCTTCTATGGGAAACGGTTTTACTTTTCCCTTGGAGACACTCATCTTCTGGGCACTGACAGCGTCTGCCTGTGAAGGCCACGTCGACAGTGTTTCTGTTTACGGTGATGACATAATCTGCCCGCGCGAGCGGGCTGACGACGTCATCAACATCCTTACAATGTGTGGCTTTAAGATTAACCTCGAAAAGTCATTCGTAGAAGGTCCGTTCAGAGAGTCATGCGGCTGCGATTACTACAAGGGTATAGATATACGCCCCTTCTACCAAAAAGAGCCGGTAGATTGTAGGGCCCTCTTTCTCCTTCACAACTTCTACTTCCGAGATTTTGAATTTCAGAAGGCCGAAGCGGTTTTGGAGCATATACCTGACCACCTACGGATCTTCGGACCCGATGGTTTTGGTGATGGCCATCTCTTAGCACAAGACTGGCCCCGCCGACGTACAAGACTCATACGTAGGTCAGGATGGGGAGGTTACTTCTTTGACACGTACCGCCTGTTGGGAGTAAAGCAAATCTCCCTATTCCCAGGTGATTATGTCACACCACTTTACTCTGTCTACATCAAAAACAGAGATCCGCTCGTTGAAGGAGTCCGAGACCTTACAGAGGTCCCGGAAGTCCCCTTCAGCGGGGACGGGCGTCCCTACTGGGCGCAACCCGGTACAAGTGGGTATGAGAAGATATCTATCTACACATTGGACTAGTCTAACGACATTGGTCCGTCCGGCTGACCTGTAAGGGCAACCGGTGGTTGGCATACTTATGCCGTAATAAGAGAGGTGA